CACACAGTCGGCACCTTCACAGGTGACCACTGAGGCTCGTGATTTAATAAATCAAAGAGCTGATACGCAGCCCCGTCAGGGGAAGGCGTAAATGGTTCGATATGTGGGAACGAGAAATCCGAAGAAGCATCTGGGTCTCGCAGTGCTAAGGCATCCGCAAGACTAGTATCCGGAGGAAGCCCTTCGAAAAGGGCTCCAGAGAGGAATTGCGTAATGTAAAGTCGACTTATCATCGTCTCTACACACGCTTCACTCTCTCTTTTCAGAATAACTGGCGTCGCATCGAGGGAAGACAGACGTGACGATACCATGGCTTGGTATCGTGACATCAGAATCTCCCTGAATGCTAGCACAGCCTCCTTCATTACTTTCTCTGTTAAAAACGGGTTACCTCTAAGAAGCATTTCTTTTACCTCTTCCTCCGAATCCGGAAGATAGTAGGCAAATAGAAGCGCTCTCACCCTAGAGTTAAGTAGTCCAATAGATCTATTGAGACCACCCAACACTCTATAACCGTACCCCAAGGTCTTTAGAAGACCCGGGAAAGTAAGATTATATTTTCGGGCAAATTGCACTGCATCGGAGAGTGAGAGTAAAGCGGCAAGGAACTCAGTCAAGGGAACAGGAGAAATATCCTGACCTTTGTAAAGTGTTCTTTTCGCAAATTCAATACAAAGCCCTTTCGGACTAAGTAGAGATTTTGCTATACCGCACTCCACCCCAATGGCAGCTACAATTCGGAGATAAGCGGTTTTAACCCGCGGATCGAAGATCACAAGATCATCTCCAAGGATTGCGTAATCAGTAAACCAGGTTCCTACGGGAACCACACCTGCATCCCATGCAGCGACCTGAACAAGGAAGTGGTGAGTCATGGCTAAACTAGCCCATGAACTCAGCGCTCCCATAGGTTGACCTACCGAGTAGTAGAGGTCTCTCGCGAGACCACCATACTTCTTGGTTACGGCCGAATAACTTCGGCCCACCAATAACCAAGCCCATTGTACTGCAAACTCCCTCGAAATAAGGGAGCTAAACAGCATAATTTGCAAGGCGATAGGCAATCTGTCAGTCGCAGCAGTCAGGTCAAGGCTATAAGCCGATTGGGCGATAGCGGCTTTCTCTCTAACTGGTTTCAGTTGATCGAAAGTTCCGTCCTGTGGGATATTCCGAAGAATATCAAACAGGAAATCATGGAAGGGTTCAAGAACCCATTGAGTCCATGCATCGCACATCGCAAATACCCTAACCTTACCTGCAGCCTCATCCTTAAACCCTAGACGTCCCACTCCACCGGAGAGAGACGGACTAAGGTCCAGAGGGAGCTGAGACGCACCTTCCCATATACGCATTAATCCGGGGTACGGAATTTTCGTTCCCGCCTCGAAATATTTAATAAAATACGTCACGGCCTTATCTAGACCGAGTCGACGTAAATTAACTGCGTTTACAAGAAGCACGAAAGGAGTTGTCGAAACCTGGGTATTAACAGATCCCGGGCTAGACTTTATGATGGGACGAGGTTTAATCCCTCT